GAAGGTCCGGTGTGACGACGAGTTGTGGAAGACCGTCAAGGGCATGGCGGACGAGGTGACTGCCTCGTCCGGAGATATGACCGCTCTGTTGAAGGAGCGTCTGGCGAGGGAGGAAGCACGGGTATGACTGTTGAGGTGCGGGAGATGTACGACGAGGGGTACTGGGAGCGGGGTGAGGGGTCGAACTACTTCGCGTACGGCGACGACCCGGGCTGGCCGGTGACCGCCGCCGTGTGCAGGCGGGTCCTGGAGCGGCATGCGACGGTGCTGGAGGTTGGCTGCGCGAAGGGGTACTTCGTGAAGTCGGCTCGGGCGTTCGGGCTGGAGACGTGGGGGGTGGACGTGTCGAAGTACGCGATCGAGCACGCGCACCCGGCTGCTGTGCCGTACGTGGCGGAGTTCGACGGCCACGACCTGCCGTACGCCGACGAGTCGTTCGACGCTGTCGTCTCGTGGGAGGTGCTGGAGCACATCGAGAAGGTTGACCTGCCGCACGTGATCACGGAGATGCACCGAGTGCTGAAGCCGGGTGGGCTGCTGATCAACCGCATCGGGATGATCGTGAACGGCGACGAGGGGAACCTGCGGGAAGACGTCACGCACGTCACGATCCGCGACCGCGACTGGTGGCTCGAACTGTTCAAGCAGCCGCCGAACCTGCGTCGTCAGCCTGGCGTTGAGGCGCTGTTCGACCAGATGTTCCAGGACCGAGACTGGGCTGGAAGGTTCGTCGCGCACCGGGTGCTCGGCTGATGAGCGACCTGCTGATGACGTGGGTGCCGGTCGCTCTGATGGGCGTCTCGGGGTGGGTTGGCTACCGGCACGGTCGCCGGAAGGGGTCGAGGTGAGCACGGTCGAGGGCCAGTGGTCGCAGGTGTCGCTGGCCAGGCTGGAGTTGATCTGGGCGAGCGAGGACGCTGTCAGCCTGAAGATGCACCCGCAAACCAGGGTTGTCACGATGAAGGACGGAACCGAATGGTGGGCTCCGCTACCAGGGTACGAAGAAGAAGGGGCAAAGGAATGAAGAAGGTGAAAGCGTCACTGCTGGCGGCAGTCCTGGCGTTCGTGAGCATGGTGGCTCTGGCGCAACCGGCTAGCGCAAGCCCGAACGGGACGTCGGCGTACAACTACGGGCCTGTCGGGATCGGGATCTACGTCGACTGGAACGGTGGGTACGACTACGTGCTGAACCCGGGCTACTGGTCGTACGGCAACGCAAAGGGCATGTACGTCGGCCCTGGCTGGTGCGTGAGCGTGTTCTACAACGGCCGGTACGCCTGGACGGGCCGTCAGGGGACGCACTCGTTCGCGTACTACTGGAACGACCGGACGCAGTTGTCGCCGTACCGCTGCTAGACGGCTGGACGCTCCCGGCGAGTACGCCGACGCTTGACACGACGCACGGTCTCCTGAGAACGGAGGCCGTGCTTCGTCATGTCGCTGTCCATGAGGAAGCCGCGCAGCGCCTCCTCCAAGGAGATGTGCTGCGCGCGCTCCGCTACTGCACGCTCGGTCATGTGTCAAGTGTGAGCCAGAGGTGTGACAGTCAGCAAGGGGAAACGCCGACCGTTTGGCCCGAAAGAGTCAACGCTGGCCGTTAGAGGACAGGACACCGGTTGCGCTGCCCGTCGTCGCAGGTCAGGCTCTACAGGGGCCGAAGGGTAAAGAAGTAGTCAAGAACGCCCGGCCGACCGGCGTGTTGTCACGAAGACGCAGTGTCAGAGAACCCCGACAGTCGTACCGTGACAAGACGGGTACCAGTGCCACCAGTCGCGAAAGCACGAACCCGCAGATGAACGAAGGAACGCCCATGCCAGAAGTCAGCCAAACCGCCTCCCCACGCAGGTCGCGTGCGCGGAGGAACGTCATTGGTGGGAGTCCGAACCGGGATGAGTATGTCCGGATGATCGAGGCTGGGTGGACGTCGGAGTCGATCGAACGGTATGCGGCGTTCCGGTATGGGGAGGATGTGCCTGCGGCGACGGTGCGGACGTACAAGCGGCGGCATCAGATCCAGGTGGTTGAGGGTCCGTATGAGCGTCTGAAGGCGGATGAAACCGTTGACGTGATCTCTGCTCGGGTGGAGTTGATCCGGTTGCAGCAGGAGCGGATCGGGATCGATGTCAAGCACGAACGGCAGATGTCGAAGTTGTTCGGGGCGACGAAGGGGGAGATTGCCCTGTTGGCGCAACTGTTGACTGAGCACAAGGGTGACCTGCAGGACCTGGGGTTGATGCCGAAGGCTGGGCAGAAGATCGAGGTGTCTGGCAAGGTGGAGTCAGAACAGTCTGTTGTGTCGGGCACTGCGCCGCGTTACGGATCGTTGGGGGAAGCGTTAGGGATCGCAGTGGGTGGCGAGGACGAGGCCGATCTGGCCAGGGTTCTGCACTTGCGAGACAAGCAGGCCAGGAACGGGTACGGGTCCAACGGGACGAACGGCTCGAACGGCTCGAATGGGTCGAACGGGCACCACTGACAGGAAGATTTGCTGTCAGGAGGGGCCGGAGTGGGGTCCGCCGCAGGGGTGGAGCCGAAAGATTTACGGCGAGAGGCGGAAGTTGTGCTTGTGATCGCAGGACATGGACTGGTGGCGGCGGGGGCGTCGCACGGGATGCTGCAGTGCACGCACTTGATCTGTCGGATGGTCGGCCACGGGGCTCGGGTCACGGAGGGCATGCAGGACCGTGGTGGGCACGGGTTCTGCGAATGTGGTGAAGGGTCGCCGCACCTGTTCAGCAACCGGGAGCGGCGGCAGTGGCACCGGCAGCACAAGGATGTTGTTGTCAGCCAGGAGCAGGCATGGGCCGTCTGAACTTCAGGCTCGACGACGAGTTGGAGACGTTGATCGACATGGCCGTGGACCTGTCGGAGATGGCTGACCGGTCGAAGTGGACCCGGGAGGCCCTGTGGGCGCAGGCGACTAGGGAGATTGCGGAGCACCAACGGCAGCAGGTGCTGGCGGAGGCGTTGAAGCCTCAGCCTGACCGTCGCCTCGGGGTGGTGTCGCAACGCCGCCTGGGGTTCACGACCGCCCGGCAGATGTGCTCGCATCCGGCGCAAGCCTTGTGGACGGGGTTCCGGGAGGACACGTGCCTGGTGTGTGGGCAGTCGTTCCCGAAGCAGCGGATGGTGTCGTCATGAGCCAGGAGGTGAACGGGGTCCTGATCCCGGACGCTGAGGAGCGGAAGATGATGGCCAGGAAGCGGTCGAAGAACCAGTTCGCCCCGCCTGCCTGCCGGAAGTGTCGCCGGGGCCTGCGGGACCTGTCTGTGCCGGAGAGGTACCGGCACTTCGCTGAGCAGTTCACTCTGGCGGTTGAGGTCACGTTGAAGACGTTCGACGGTGGTGCCCTGAAGGTTTGGGAGTGCCCGTTCTGCTCTCACCGTCAGGGGCGTCACCTGTCGTGGTGACGTCGGCTGCGCTGTCCAGCATCCTGCCGCCCGAGAGCATCGAACTGCTCCGGAGCATGCCGTACGACGATGCGATGGAACTGGCCTGTCGGGCGGACCTGGGGGTGTGGTCGGAACGGAAGCGTGGGTTCACGAACAGCGCCCTGCACTGGGAGTGGGCTCGTCTGGCGCAGACCCGGTCCCGGCTGGCGGTGTGTGCCCCGCGTGAGCACTCGAAGACGGAGACGTTCACGGTGAACCAGATCGCTTGGCGGGTGATCTACACGCCGGGGCTGTGGTGCTTCGTGTTCGCGCAGACCGGTGACCAGGCGAAGATGTTCAAGGAGCGCATCGACCAGGCTGTTGAGCAGGCTGCCCCCTGGATGGTGAAGGGCGAGCACGGTATGAACACGTCTGCGACGGTGTACGCGAACTGGTCGAAGGTCCAGGTGGCCGGTGCTGGCAAGTCGATGCGTGGTGTGCACCCGGATGTGATTGTCGGGGATGACGTGTTGGAGGAGGGGAACTGTCTGACGTCGCTCCAGCGGAAGCGGATCGAAAGATGGTGGTTTGGGACGATTGGTGGAATGTCGCACCCGAGAACGTCGAGAGCCTTGGGTTCGCTGTCCGTTGGGTCCGATGACACGGGGGGCCACGCCGGATCGTCGCAGGTCATGGTCGAATACCCGGGGTCTGTGGTGCACTTGGTCGGGACGCCGTTCCATCAGCAGGACTTGCTGATGAACATGCGGGAGAACCCGCTGTATGAGTTCCGTCGGTATTCGGCCGAGTTTGGGGTATCTGACCTGGTGCCGGGGACTCTTGCAGTAGAGGTGAACTGACTCATGCTGCTGGAGGAGATTGCGGGGATGGACGATCTGCGGGGGCGGGAGGTTGGCCTGCTGCACAAGCGGTGGGGTTACCTCGTGACGATGGCCGCTGAGGAGGACCTGCCGGTCGCGGCGGTCACGGTCGCGGTGCTGATGCCCGGGGATCAGCATGAGGTGATCCGGCACGCGAAGCGGCACGAAGCATGGATGGCCCTCGGGCCTGGGCTGCGTGGGCGGATTGGGACGCACTTCGGGGAGTTGATCCCGGCGATGCGGTACGACTGCCCGGCTGGCGTCTGGCACTCGATCGAGAACGTGGGCGACCATCCGGTCCGCCTGGTGGTGACGATGCTCGGGGAGTACGACGAGTACGACGTCGAACACATGCAGAAGTAGCAGCATGTCGCTGGCCGACTGACGCTCTGACCTGAGATGATGTACGTCTCGTGGCGAGAGTTCGTCCCAGTCGGGAGGTTGTTAGGTGTCTGGTCAGCCGCAGTTGGCGTTGCCCATCGGTGTCGAAGACGATGGCGAGGTCCGGATGTACAGGATCGCGTTGCCGTTCCTGCCGCCGTCGAAGAATGTGTACGCGAACTGGCCCCGGGAGTGGAAGTCGTCCGCCAAGAACAAGTGGGTGCGGGCTATCGCTGCTGAGGTGGAGTCGCAGGCTATGCCGAAGGGTGTGGCGAAGATCGGCCTGGCTGCGGTGCTGGTGTTCCCGACGAACGCCCGCAGGGACACGCAGAACTATGCGGAGGCGCTGTGGCACTGGGTGCCTGACGCGCTGGTCCGGGCTGGGGTGGTCACGGATGACCGGGCGGGGCAGATCGAGATTGGCCCGAACTGGGGTGTGACGTTCCGGGTGGACAGCCGGAAGAACCTGTCGAAGCAGCACCGGTCGCGGACGCACCTGGTCGTGACGATGCTGTCGCCTCGGTGAGTAGGCACGTATGGGCGCTGCTTGCGATGGCCGGTATGTGGCTGGTTGTGCTCTGGGCCAGTGGGGTGCACCGCTGATGGTGGCGATGTGGGATCCGAATGAGGAGGACCAGGTCCGGCAGGATGCCTGCCCGATGGGGATGCAGGATTTGCCTCGGGAGATCCTGGGGCTGTTGAGGCTCGGTCGGCAGAAGGTCGACCGTCTGTTGAAGGGTGGATGCAATGGCGAAGCGTAGGACGAAGGCCCAGATGGCGCAGGACGAACTGCGGGCGATCGACAAGAGCCTGGACCGGATCGAGCAGCGGATCCAGGTGGCGAAGGACACGATCGACGCCCTGAACGTGCAGAAGTCGACGTTGGAGGAGTACCGGGAGTACCTGGCGAAGAACCCGCTGCTGGAGCAGCCGGGGCTGGACACGGATGAGCCGCCCGTCGTCGACCACGCCCTGCCTGCATGACGGACCGTACGATCTGGCGGTTCGACTTCCCGGTGACCGACCGGGTGACTGTCGCCATGCCTGAGGGCACGGTGATCCTGAAGGGTGTTGGCACGAGAGGTCCAGAACTGAGTGTCTGGGGTGAGGTCGACAAGGCAAGGCCGTGGGCGAACCGGACTCTGAGAGTCGTGGGGACCGGCAACCCGTTCGATGCTCGTGGCCACGTCCACGTCGGCAGCATCGTGGTCGACCCGTTCGTGTGGCACGTCTACGAGGAAGTGGCATGACGGACAAGCCGCTCGGCATGCGCTGGGAGCCCGCTGCGGCTCCCGGCGTTGCCGTGATGGAGCCGCTGCAGTCGGGGGTGAACACGCGTGTCGCGTTGTGGCCGCAACGGTGGCCTGCGATCGCGTTGCAGGAGTGCATTGACACGGTGGAGGCTGCCCCGCCTGAGTTGCAGTCGCAGGTGAAGTTCGACCTGCCGTGCAAGACCTGCGCGGAGAAGGAAGGCTGCCTCAACGCCAAGCGCAAGGAGTTGGGGCCGCTGATGTACGACCGGGAGATCCTGACGTCGCCGCGCTCGTCGGAGTCGTCGCTGTTCCCGCTGGAGATGTTCAAGCCGATGCTGATGCGAGACCAGAACTGTGTGCCGTACTGGCACAAGCCGTTCTCGGTGGAGTCGGAGTACGCCGTCGTCCAAGCCTGGGACCTGGCCTGGTCGGAGAAGATCGGTGGGGACTGGCTGGTCTGCATGACGGCGTACGTGCACCGGGTGACCGGCCGGAGGCACCTGCTGGATGTGCAGCGGTGGCAGCGGCTGACGTTCCCGGCGCAGTGCGCTCTGATCGAGGCCCGGTGGGAGGCGTACAAGTCTGACCTGGTGGTGATTGAGGGGGATGCGGCGCAGCAGATCTGGCGTCAGCACATGACGGCGACCACGTCGGTGCCGGTCCTCAGCCACTCGTCCGGGTCAAAGGGTGACCTGGCTGCTGGCGTCCCGGGCCTGTTGATCCTGCTGGAGAACCGGAAGTGGGAGTTCCCGTACGCGCAGGGGTACCACCGGGAGGAGATCGACACGTGGCTGTCGGAGATGGAAGCCTTCGGTTGGGTGGATGGGAAGTTGCAGGGCGTCGGTGAGCATGACGACACGGTGATGTGCTTCTGGCACCTGAACTGGGGGATCGACAAGTACCTGGCGATGGGCACGGGGGAGCAGTACCGAGGGATGCAAGACGGCGCACAGATCTGAGCCTGGGCTTCGCTTGGGTGGGCTGGGATGATCGGCCCCGACTGTAGGAGGCGGAATGGCTGAGCAGGGCGACATCATCGAGTACGTCCCGATGAGCGTGTACGGCACGGTGGCGGTTGTCCCTGTCCCGGTTGACAAGGGGATCAAGGACTTCGAGCGGCGGCAGGATGAGTCGGTCCGGGTGGCGCAGGTTGCTAGGCGTCGCCTGTACACGGCGGGGAAGCAGTACGACACGGAGAACGTCATCGCGGCGCAGGCTGCTGGGACGGACCCGATCAGTGGGCGGCTGCCGGAGCACCTGAGGAAGCATGCGTACTCGGTGCAGGTGCAGGAGTGCATCGATTTCATCGCTGACCGGATCGGGAAGGGGTTCTCGATCGAGGCCGCTGACGCCTCGGTGCAGCGGGTGATCGACGACATGGTGCAGGCGACGGACACGATCTCAGCCCAGGACGACTCGGGTGACCCGGTGGTGGTGACGGATGACCCGCTCCGTGAGGCCCTGGGCGCTGGGGATGTCGCCGTCCATGTCCGTTGGGATCCGGTGCAGCAGACGGTGTTCCTCGACTTCTGGGAGTCGGAGAATGTGGAGTTCTACGGGGAGACGACCCGCCGTGTCGATGAGGTGGTCAGGACGGCTCTGGTGTGGCGGGCGGACCCGGCTGGGGCTGGGCAGGTCCGGCAGGTTGCGGAGCGGCACGTGTACGACGTCGTCCCGAACGACCGTGGGGTGATGGAGGCCCGGGTGCGGGTGTTCTGGGACGCTGAGGACACGCCGAAGTCGACGGAGTTCCTGGGGATGCCGGTGATCCCATGGGTGCTGCTGCGGGCGGACATGAAGAACCTGCGGAAGCGTCGTGGGGACTCGCTGGTGACGACTCAGGTGATGGGGTCGGCTGACCGGTACAACGCTGTCGAGCAGTTGTCGTACCTGATTGCCCGCTACAACAGCCACGGGAATGTCGTCGTGGTCGGTGACGGGGCCTCGCTGAAGTTGGAGGCGGAGGAACGGGTGTCGAAGGACGTCGCTGACGTGCTGACGTTCCCTGGTGGGACGCAGGTCATCGGGCTGACGTTGCCGACGGACGCCCAGATGATCGAGCATCAGCGGGCGGTGCTGGCCGACTCGATCTACGGCGCGTTCGGTCTGACCCGTGTCGACCAGGACACGCTGGGCGGTCTCGGTGGCGTGTCGGGGTATGCGCTGGAGATCCTGAACCAGAAGTCGGAGGGCACGTTCGGTCGGATCACGCGGCACTGGCGGAAGGACTGGCTGGCGCTGCTGAACATGGTGCTCGACGTGCATGCGTGGAAGGTTGACGTGGGCCTTGGCACGCAGACGGTCGGTGGGGAGTTCGTCCCGGCTGAGCAGGTGGACGACGAAGATGTGGTGGCCCTGACCGAGATGGGGACGGCGTGGGAGTCGGTTGACCCTGCGGTGGTGTTCCCGAACCGGAAGATCGTGATCCGGATGGGCAACGGGTACATCGTCGACGACGTCATGGTGCGGGACGACTTCACGGCGGGGCTGTACTCCCGGGCTGAGGCTCTGCGGCAGCGGGGCTACGACAGTGCCGACATCGATGCGATCCAGTCGGAGATCGACGATGAGCAGCCCGCCACGGAAGCCGCTGGCCTGCCGCCTGCCCCGACTGGGCGTCTTGCGGCGGTGGGTGCCGCGCCCCCGGTTGGGACGAAGGCTGGCAGTACCGTGGGCACAGCAACGAGAGGAGCCTGACATGAGCGTTTGGGATACGCCCCGCCCGTCTGGTGCGGATGC